ATGCACTTATTGGTTGATTTTAATAATTTATGTATAATGGATTCCGTGGATGACCCATCTTGGAATCCGAAACTCTAGGAGTAAAAGATGGCTACCACTACCACATCGTCAATTGACCCAACAATTCAGCCATACCTTTCGTATGGCTTACAGCAAGCACAGCAAGCCTATCAGGGCGGTGGCCCACAGTATTATGGTGGTCAGACTTATGTAAGTCCTAGCACTACCACTCAAACTGGTCTACAGGCTTTAGAGGCTCGTGCTTCTTTGGGTAATCCCTTACTTCAGTCTGCACAGAATCAGCTACAGAACACAGTTTCTGGTGGCTTTTTAGGTGGAAACCCTTTCTTTCAAGGTGCTTTCCAACCTGCTGCTAAAGCTGCTGAGACTCAGTTTCAAACTACTTTAGGCGATATTGCATCTAAGGCTAGTCTTGCAGGTCGTTATGGCTCTGGTGCTATGGGTTCATTGCAAGACCGAGCCACAGGCGCATTTGGTCAACAGTTGGCTAATACTGCTGGACAGTTGGCTTACCAGAACTACGCTGATGAGCGTAATCGTCAGCAACAAGCTACGATGGCTGCACCTCAAATGGCTCAAGCTGATTACCAAGACATTCAGAATATGTTGCAAGCTGGTCAAATCCGTGAGGGTTATACAGGTCAACAACAAGCAGCAGACATGGCTAAGTTTAACTTCTTGCAAAACCAACCACAACAGAACTTACAGAACTATCTATCACTTGTCTATGGCAACCCACTAGGACGAGTTGGTCAGTCTACAGCTAGTGGCGCAGCAGACACATCATCATTGCAAAACCTATTAGGCATTGCTGCTGTTGGTGGTGGCTTGTATAAAAACTTAGGTGGTCAACAAGGCATTGGTAACTTGTGGAATAGCGCATCTAATTGGCTTGGTGGTTCTTCAGCAGCTTTAAACCCTGCTTCTGGTGAATACATGGGTTCTTTGGAGTTCTAACATGGCTGGATTATTAGACATTTTCGGTACAGGCGGTGCAGACACAATGGGTCTGCTCGGTATGTCACCTACTGACATTGCTCGTAATCGTGACGATGCACAAGCACAAGCCCTCTACGCACTAGCTGGCAGACTATTCCAAGGTGGTAACACAGGTCAGTCTATTGCTGAAGGCTTACAAGCTGGTCAGAAAGCCTACAAAGGCGGTATGTCTGAGGCTATGCAGACGCAATTGCAAAACTTTCAATTGCAAGAAATGTTGCGTAAGCGTAAAGAAGATGAAGCAAGACGTGAGCAAGAAAAACAAGTGCGTTTACTTGCACCACAAATTTTTACCACTAGCACTACGCCAGAACAAGTTACTTACGATGGCGCACCAAGTCAATTCCCTGCTCGTGATGATGAAGGTAACTTAATGCCAAACATGGCTGTAAGACCTGCTCAGACTACACGTTCTGTTGACACAAACAAGCTACAAGCCTTGGCAATGTTGTCTCCTGACCCACTAACATCTTTAGCTAGTATGGCTAAACTTGTTCCTGACTTGCGTAAAGCAGGGTTTATTGGTGCTAGTCAACAAGAAGACAACCCATTTGCTATTTATTTGGCAGACCCTAATTTGCCTAAAAATCTTAAACCAATTGTTCAACAATATTCAAAGACTTGGCAGAATTTAGACCCTGCTGTTGTTGATACTCGTGTAGCGCAAATTGGTCAAATGTTGCAAAAAGATTCTGATTTTAAACAAGTTCAAGCACGAATTGAAGCACAAGATAAACAACTTAATGCTTATAAAGAGCAAGGTCTAGCACAAAGTGCTGAAGCTAAAGCATTGACAGCAAGCATTGCACTTGGTAATCAGCAAATTGCTCGTATGCTTGCAGAGCAAAAAATTGATGCAGCCAAGAATAAACCTTTGCCAGCAACTTTACAGAAGTCTGAAGATGAAGATTTGCAAGCTATCAATAGCTATAAATCAACACAGAAAGAGTTGTTCTCCCCAATTAAAGCATTGACTCCAGACCCTGTTACTAAGAAACCAATGTTAGAACTTGGCCCTGTTCAGAACTTGCGCTATCAAGCAGCCAACTTAACTGGTGACTCAACTGAGGCAAGTCGTGCATATGCAGACTTACAGTCATCAGTTAAAAACGCAGTTAACTTAAAAGTTAGTGCAGAAAAAGGCGTACAGACAGACAAGGATGTATTGCGTTTTGCTGATGCTTTGATTGCTGCATCTGGAAAGAATGATACTAAAGCAACATTGGAAGCATTGAAGAAATTTAATGAATCAATTGCTACTGCACAGGAAAATACAGTCAAACTTATTGACCAGCGCAGAAAGTCTCAGGGTGTAGCACCTTTATTTGGTGATACGAGTAGAAATGTTAATGTGAACTACTAATATGCCATATTCCATTACTACAAAAGACGGAATTACGATTCCAGATATTCCTGATGATGTTGCACCAGATGCACCAGAATTAAAGGCAATGGTTGAGAGAATTCGTGCAGGTCAAAAGCCTACCGAAAAGCCTATGGCTTCTGCTCAACCACAACTGTCTGCTGCTGATGTGGCGGTTAGTGCTGTAAAGAACTTTCCTAGTTCTGTTGGCTCAATGCTTGGTGATATATATCAAGCGGTATCTAGCCCTGTTCAAACAACTAAAGCTGTTTTAGACCTTGGTGCTGGCATCCTACAAAACGCACTACCAGAACGACTTGTCCAAGCAGTAGGTGAAGACAAAGCTAGTCGTGATTTAGCGGCTAAAGTTGGTCAGCACTATGTAGAGCGTTATGGTAGCGTAGAAGGTGCTAAACGAGCATTGGCTACTGACCCTGCTGGTGTTATGGCTGACCTATCTACTGTCCTTACAGGTGGTGCTATGTTGCCTACAAGGGCTGCACCTGCATTAGCTACTGCTGCTCGTGCTGTTGACCCTTTGATGTTGGCTGCTCGTACTACTGGAAAGACACTTGATGTTTTGGGTGGTGCTACTAAAGGTGGTCTTGGATTGCAAACTGGCGTAGGCACAGTAGCAATCAATCAGGCTTACCAAGCTGGTAAAACTGGCGGTGAAATGTCTGATTTGTTTAAGGCTAACTTGCGTGGTGAAGTACCACAATTAGATGTTCTTGATGCTGCCAAACAAAACTTAGCAAAAATGGCAATGGAAAGAAGACGTATTTACAATGAAGGCATGAAAAACATTAAGGGCGATAAATCTGTTCTTTCTTTTAAAGGTATTGATGACACTGTAAAACAAGCCTTAAATGAAATTTCATTTAAAGGACAAATTAAAGACGATATTGCTTTTGAGAAATTAACAGAAGCACAAACAAAAGTTAATAACTGGAAAAACTTAGACCCTGCCGAGTTTCATACACCAGAAGGTTTAGATGCTTTAAAACAGCAAATTGGCGGTATTCTTGCAAAAATACCTTATGAGGAAAAAACTGCTCTAACTTTGGTTAATCAAGTTTATAACGGAATTAAATCTGAGCTTGTTAAACAAGCACCAACTTATTCAAAAACAATGAAGTCGTATTCTGATGCAACAGATACGATTCGTGAAATTGAAAAGGCTTTGTCTTTAAACAACAAAGCAACAGCAGACACAGCAATGCGTAAGTTGCAGTCTTTGATGCGTAACAATGTTAATACAAACTATGGTCAGCGTTTAAATCTTGCTACAGAACTTGAGCAAGCTGGTGGCAAACAAATGATGCCAGCATTGGCAGGTCAAGCACTTTCTGAGTGGACACCAAGAGGACTACAGAGAGCAACTTCAATTCCTACTGCGTTTTTAGCGCAAGGTGTTGGTGGTTTACCACTTGCAGGTGCTTCATTGATTACATCATCTCCTCGTTTGATGGGTGAAGCTGCTTTTGGTGCAGGGCGTGTTGCTAAAGGTCTTTTAGATGTTCAAAACAGGATGCCAGATATAGACTATCCAACAATGTTCAATTTGTTGTACCAAGCACAACAACCAATGAAAATAGATTTAACTGGTATGGCTAACCCCGACTAAGGACTAACATGGCAAAGACCAAGATTTCAGAATACAGCAGTACCGCTAATAACAATACTGACATTAACAGTATTAACTTAGCGGAGGGCATGGCCCCATCCTTAGTCAACAATGCTATCCGTCAGTTGATGGCTCAGTTGAAGAACTTTCAAGATGGTTCTGCTGGCGACAACGTAACTGTAGGCGGTAACTTATCTGTTACTGGAACATCCACTCTGACAGGCACTTTAACGGCTACTGCTGGTCTGTCAGGCCCACTCACATCATCGTCTGCCACTATCACTGGTGGAACAATCAATGGTGCTGTTATCGGTGGTTCTTCTGCCCAAGCTATCACAGGAACGACAGTAACTGCCTCTACAGGCTTTGTAGGTGGTTTGACAGGTAACGTAACTGGTAACACTACTGGTACGCACACAGGTGCTGTAACTGGTAATGTCACAGGTAACCTGACAGGCAATGTCTCTGGTAACGTCACAACAGCTACTGGTACTTCTACATTCAACAATGTCACGATTGATGGCACATTGGATATGTCCTCTGGGACAGTAGGAACAATCACAGGATTGGCTACACCTACCAATGCATCAGACGCAGCCACTAAGGGTTATGTAGATACAGCAGACGCTTTGAAGCTGAATCTAACTGGTGGCACTTTGTCTGGTGCTTTAGCTATGGGTACAAACAAGATTACAGGTCTTGGTACTCCTACGGCTGATGCTGACGCTGTAACCAAGGCTTATGTAGACGCTATTGCCCAAGGTATTGATGCCAAAGCGTCTGTGGTTGCTGCTTCTACTGCTAACCTTACGTTGTCTGGCGCACAGACCATAGACGGAGTTTCTGTTATTGCAGGTGACCGAGTATTGGTTAAAGACCAGACCACAGCATCTGCTAATGGCATTTACTTGTGTGCTTCTGGTTCATGGACTAGAACAACTGACGCTGATACATACGCTGAATTGGTAGCTGCTTACACCTTTGTTGAAGGCGGTACAACTAACGGAAATAACGGATTTATCTGTACTATTGCAGCAGGTGGTACTTTAGGCACTACAGCGATTACTTGGGCGCAGTTCTCAGGTGCTGGTCAGGTGGTTGCTGGTACTGGCATGAGCAAGACAGGCAACACGCTTAATGTGAATACTGCATCAAGCGCACGAATTGTTGTTGGTGCTGATGAGATTGATTTGGCTACAACTGGCGTTACTGCTAGTACATATAAGTCTGTAACTGTTGACGCATTTGGACGTATCACTTCTGGTACGAATCCCACTACCATCTCTGGTTTCGGTATCACAGATGCTTACACAAAGACTGAAGTTGATACTTCTCTGAGTGGTAAGTTATCGACTACTGGTGGCACGATGAGTGGTGCTATTGCGATGGGTACGTCTAAGATTACTGGCATGGGTGACCCTACCAATGCCCAAGACGCTACCACTAAGACTTATGTTGATGGCATCTTAGGTAGTGCAACATCTGCTGCGACAAGTGCTGCTGCTGCTGCGACTTCAGCCTCTAACGCTTCAACGAGTGCATCAAATGCCTCTACAAGCGCAGGAAATGCCTCTACAAGCGCAACGGCTGCTGCTGCTAGTGCTACGAGTGCATCTAACACTTACGATGCCTTTGATGACCGATATTTAGGTTCTAAGAGTTCTGCACCATCTGTAGACAATGACGGAAACGCTTTGCTTACAGGTGCTTTGTACTGGAATACATCCACTAGCAATCTGTTCGTGTGGACAGGTTCTACATGGACTAACGCTGCTTTCACGGCAGGTGGTTTTGCTACTTTGACAGGTACAGAAACCCTGACAAACAAGACCCTGACAAGCCCTGTCCTGACAACTCCTCAGTTGGGTACACCTGCTAGTGGTGTTTTAACCAATGCTACAGGTCTTCCTTTATCTACTGGTGTAACAGGAACACTTCCTATCGCCAATGGCGGTACAGGTGCATCAACTTTGGCAGGGGCTAATATTCCTGTTGTCAATGTCGCCAACAGCTTTACTGGCACTCAGACTTTCTCAGGCACTTCATCAGCTACTGCCATTGTTCTAAACGATGCAGCAGAGGTGGCAACAGTATCAGCAACTGCGGCTACAGGAACGATTGCTTACGACATTACAACTCAGTCAGTCTTGTACTACACAAGTAACGCAAGTGCTAACTGGACAGTTAACTTCAGAGGCTCTAGCGGTACTTCACTCAACACTTTAATGAGTACAGGTCAATCAATGACTGTGGCTTTCTTGGTGACTCAGGGTGCTACTGCTTACTATAACTCTGCTGTACAAGTTGATGGCACTACATCTGGTGTCACGACACGTTGGTTAGGTGGTGCGCCTACTGCTGGTAATGCTAGTGGAATAGACAGTTACAGATTTCTTTTACTGAAAACTGGAAGTGCAACTTTTACAATTCTTGCTTCTGTAACACAGTTCAAAGCCTAATGAATACCGCTTACGTTTACACGCTTACTGACCCTAGAAATGGGATGCCCTTTTACGTTGGTAAGGGGCATGGTAAACGTTGCGAGGCTCATTTGGATGAGGCTAAGTATTACACCAAACGCAAGTCAAAGAAGCTAAATAAAATTCGCAAACTTATGTCACTTGGTATGAAGCCAATTATTACCAAAGTTGAAGAAAATGTTTCAGATGCACAGGCTATTGATTTTGAATGTTTTTTAATTGCTGAAATGCGTGATATTGGAATACCATTGACCAACATGACAGATGGTGGTGATGGTGCTCAAGGTTACAAGCATACTGAAGAACATAAAAAATATGTAACTCAGTTGTTTAAAGGTCGCATAGTTTCTGAAGAAACAAAACAAAAGATGCGAAAACCTAAGTCTGAAGAAGGTAGGGCTAATATTGCCAAAGCTAGATTGACTACAACTTATAGACCATCTGAAGAAACAAAGCGTAAGACTTCCGAGGCTTTAAAGGGAAGAATAATTACAGATGAACATAAAGCAAAAATAAAAGCAGGTTTAACTGGTAAACCTAAAGCAAAAATAGAATGTCCTCATTGCCAAAAACTAGTATCGCCAGCAATGGCAAAGCGTTGGCACTTTGATAACTGTAAAGATAAGGAATAACAATGCCGTTACAAGCTACGAGTGGGGCTGCATCCTACGATGGGTTCGGAGGAGGTGTTGTTGCTGAACCAAACTATATAGAGTCGGTGTTTAGCACATACCTTTACACAGGCACAGGCGCATCGTTGACCATTACCAATGGCATTGACTTGTCTACTAAAGGTGGGTTGGTTTGGACTAAGGCAAGACCCGCACCAGTAGGGCACGGACTTGTGGATACCGCCAGAGGTGGTACAAAACTACTTCAATCCAACACAACAGCGGCAGAAGACACGTTTTCTAGCTACATCACATCCTTTAACGCCAATGGCTATACGCTTGGGGCAAGCGGTGTGTTGAATGACGTCTATAGCATGGTCTCATGGACATTCCGCAAGCAACCAAAGTTCTTTGATATTGTGACTTGGACTGGTGATGGAACAACCAATAGGGCAATCCCACATAATTTAGGTTCTACTCCTGGTTGTTATATTGTTAAATCTACAAGCGCTGCTACTGATTGGATTGTGTGGCACAGAAGTCTTACTGGAAATTCTTATAATTTGGTCTTAAACACCACCGCAGCACAAGCTAACTATGGTCTTTTTAGTACAACAGCACCAAACAGTACTAACATATATCTTGGTACAGCATACCCCGCTTATTACAATGATTCTGGTCAAACCTACGTAGCCTACCTATTCGCCCATGACGCAGGAGGCTTTGGCAATACTAGTACAGACAATGTGATTAGCTGTGGGTCTTTTGTGGGTACAGGCTCTGATTTAAGTGTAAATCTTGGGTATGAGCCTCAATGGTTGCTTGTAAAACGCGCAAGCAGTGGAACTGAAAATTGGGCCGTGTACGACAATATGCGGGGTATGTTTGTCAACTATGATGACAACATATTGTTTCCAAACACTTCAGGCGCAGAAGTTCAAGTAAGCCGTATTGCACCAACAGCTACAGGTTTTAACGTCGCCTCTGGCTATCCTGCATCTGGAACAACCTACATCTACATAGCCATTCGTAGAGGCCCGATGGCAGTGCCAACTTTGGGGACTAGTGTGTTTGAGCCAGTAGCTTACACAGGAACTGGAACAGATAACCGAATTATCACTTCTTCAATTACCCCTGATTCTGTTATTCCCTCATACAGAAACACAACAGGAGCAAAATACTGGTATGACAGATTGCGTGGCAGTGGCACTTACTTGATTATTACTGGCACAAACGCAGAAGGAAATGAAGGCGCAACATATGGCCCCCAGTTTAATAAAGTTCAAACAGGCTATCAGCAAGGTACAAGTGATTCTGGATTTTTAAATCAAAGTTCTTACACATACGTTAACTGGTTGTTTAAACGTGCCCCCGGCTTCTTTGATGAGGTTTGCTATACAGGAAACTCGACTTCTGGTTTAGTTGTTAACCACAATTTGGCGGTTGTTCCTGAGTTGGTAATCTTTAAAAAACGTGCTGGCGCAACTGGTGGGTGGCCCGTGTGGACAACCTCGGTTGGCACTGGCACATCTTTTAACTACCTGAATGCAACATCTGCCGTATCAAATCAAGGTGTGCAGATTTTTACCACTACGCCAACTTCTTCAGCTCTGACGCTTGGGTCTTGGACGGGTGTTAATGATTCAAACACTATGGTTGCTTACCTCTTTGCAACCTGCGCAGGTGTTTCCAAGGTGGGGTCGTACACAGGCACGGGAGCCGCACAGACTATTAACTGCGGCTTCACAGGCGGTAGCCGTTTTGTCTTAATCAAACGTACTGACTCAACGGGCGACTGGTACGTCTGGGACTCCGCACGGGGCATCATCCCATCTAATGATCCATATCTCTTGCTCAACAGCACTGCCGCTGAAGTCACGGGCACCGACTACGTTGACACCACATCAGTAGGTTTTGACATAACCTCCACCGCACCAGCCGCGATTAACGCCAACGGTGGTACATTTATTTTTCTCGCAATTGCTTAAAAGGAGCACATCATGGAAGTTCGTGTAAGAAGTACAGGCGCGGTCATGTTTGACCATGAGTTTCGCCAACTCCAAACTGGCTTGGGTTTCCCCAAGGAAATCAACGAGGCTATTCTAAATGAGTGGGGCGCAGACATTGTCTACGAAGGCCCACAAGCTTCTGGCGGCACGGTCTACCAATACTCAATGCGTTCAGGCGTTGTTCATATTGGCGACAAGTGGTACACCAACTACATCCTCGGCCCAGTGTTTACAGATACGCCAGCATCAGAAGGCCAGCCTGCCAAAACAGCCGCTGAGAATGAAGCTGAGTACAAGGCAATGAAGGACGCAGAACAAGCCGCAAATGTACGCCGTACACGTACAGAAAAGCTCAAAGACTGCGATTGGGTGGTGACTAAAGCCATAGACCAAAATGCTCAAGACAATCTTGGCATTCAGATTCCTGTGGTCTGGGTCACGTACCGCCAAGCCCTGCGCGATGTGCCTACACAAGCAGGTTTCCCTTGGACAATCACTTGGCCTGACGCTCCCTAATCATGCGGGACTGGGCTGAAGCGTTTATCGTTGCGGCCTTTGTGACCATCTTCATTGTATGGGGGATGTTTACCCTCGTTTGGATTTGGGGATGAAATGGGTATTGGTAATCTTCATGCTAATGCCGGGAGCGTCCAGTCAAAAAAAGAAAGATGAGTACCGCTGTGTGCGTTGGGCGTGGACGGGTGATGTCTACAACCGAAAAGTAGTATGCCTTGAGTGGCAAAAGGTTGAACGGAAATGATCGATCCAATCACGGCGCTAGAAGGGTTGCAAACTGCAATCAGTGTCGTTAAAAAAGCGAGCAAAGTCGCTAGTGATCTGGCAGGTCTAACTCCGTCAATAGCCAAGCTTTTTGATGCCAAATCAATTGCTACGAAAGCCATGCTTCAAGCCAAGCGTACGGGTGGTAAGTCTAACCTTGGTGCGGCGTTACAGATTGAGATGGCTTTGGATGAAGCCAAGCGGTTTGAAGAGCAGTTAAAAATGTTGTTCATGCAAGCTGGGCGCATAGACGTATGGAATGCAACCAAAGCCCGTCAAGCTGAAATGGACAGGGATGATGCCAAAGAGATGGCGGCTCTACACGCTGAAGAAAAAAGGCGCAAAGAGGCCGAGGCTGAACAAATGCAATGGGCAGTTGCCATTGTGATTATTGTGATGTTTATTGGTGCTGTTGGCTGGGGAATCAATGAAGTATCTGATCTGTGTGCTAGATCAAGGTGTGGGCGGTGAATGAGTACCAAAAACAGTTTGACCTTTTCCTTAAAGTCTTTGTCAGGCTGTGCATTGCGTGGTGGGTGCTTGGGTTTCTCCAGTTCCTGCCAGATGAGTTGGCGGGGAAAATTGTCGATAAACTACTTGGAATGATAGGACTAGGATAATGTTTTCACTTATATCAACCCTTGGCGGTTTGCTCATATCAGGCCTGCCCAAACTACTAGACTTCTTCCAAAACAAGGCTGACCAGCGGCATGAGTTAGCGCTTGCCCGTGTGCAGATGGAGTTGCAACTTCAGATGATGGCGCAGGGCTTTGCTGCCCAAGAGCGCATGGAAGAGATTCGCACCGACCAGATAGCGATGGAGACAGACGCACAGATGACGGTAGCGGCCTATGACCACGACAAGAAGATTATGGACAACGCCAGCCGCTGGGTAGTGAACTTTGTGGGCACTGTGCGCCCCATGGTGACTTACATCTTTGTGCTAGAACTTTGTGCTATTAACGCTTGGATTGCCTACTACGTTTACAGCAACCCACGGCTTGTATTGAGCATGGAAGACCTGATCCGCTTGTCTGAGATCATCTTCTCCACCGATGAGATGGCAATGCTTGGAGGCATCATTGGTTTCTGGTTTGGCTCAAGAAGCTGGAGCAAAAAATGAAACTAGGCGAAGCTGGCGCTAAATTGATGCACCAGTGGGAGGGGTACAGGACTAAACCGTACCTCTGTCCCGCCCATATCTGGACAATTGGTTATGGTCATGTGTTGTACCAAGATCAAATCCGCCTGCCTGTAGTCAGGGTAGAGGGGAAAGAAATCCCGATGATCCGCAAAGAGATGCCACTTAAACCGGAGGACAACCGTGTCTGGACTAAAGAAGAGATCGAGAAATTATTCACAGATGATGTCGTCCCTACTGAACGTGGTGTTCTTAGACTTGCTCCCGCTTTATCTGGTCGTCAAGGGGCTTTCGATGCGTGTGTCAGCTTTGCCTTCAACGCCGGAGTGGGGGCTTTTCAGCGCTCTTCTATTCGGATGAAAATAAACAGGGGTGATTGGGAAGGCGCAGCCGATGCGCTCTTGCTGTATTGCATGGCTGGTGGCAAAATACTCGCAGGGCTAAAAAAGCGCAGGGACGCTGAAAAAGCACTGTTTCTATCCTAGGACTGCCGATGCCATTACAAAAAATACTGTTTAAGCCGGGCGTCAACCGGGAGAATACTCGGTACACCACCGAGGGTGGCTGGTATCAGTCCGATAAAGTCCGGTTTCGTCAAGGCACGCCAGAGAAGATTGGTGGCTGGTCGCGTCTGTCCTCAAACACATTCTTGGGTGTGTGCCGTTCCTTGTGGAATTGGATCACGCTTCAAAACTTTAACTTGCTGGGTGTCGGCACTAACCTTAAGTTTTATCTTGAACTGGGCGGGGTATACAACGACATCACGCCGATTCGGGCATCTGCCGTATTGAGCAACCCGTTTGCCACAACCAATCTAAGCACCACCGTCACAGTTACTGCCGCCGCTCACGGTGCGGTTACTGGGGATTACGTAACCTTCAATAATGTGGCTCCTGTTGGCGGGCTAGACTTAAACGGCGAGTACGCTTTAACGTACGTAGACGCTAATACATATACCATCGTATCTGCTACGCAAGCCACTTCAACTGTGGCGGCGGGGGGCGGCACAACAGTCCAAGCCATCTACGAAATCAACGTAGGTCTGCCTTACGAAATCCCACTAACTGGCTGGGGTGCTGGCACTTGGGGTGCGGGTTCTTGGGGTAACGGCGGCACATCTACCTCTGCTCTGCGTTTGTGGAGCCAAAGTAATTTTGGTGAAGATTTAATTTTTGGCTTCCGTGGTAGTCCTATTTATTATTGGGACGCTAGTTTTAGCGTGACGCCAACGGCGTTTACTGTGACCATTGCCTCTCCTGCGGTAGTAACAACTTCTTTGGCACTGCCTAATGGCACGCCTGTTATTTTGTCCAGTACGGGGTATCCGTCTGAATTGCCGACTGGGTTAAGCGCGGGTACGATTTACTACGTAAAGAACGTTTCTGGGTTTACATTTAACCTTTCAGCTACTTCTGGTGGCGCGGCCATTACAACTACTGGAACACAATCCGGTCTGCACTACATACTGCCAAACGCTGTTCCTGTGACCTCAATGACTGGGGCTGCGGACGTGCCAATCATTCAGAACTTTATATTTGTATCTGACGTAAGCCGGTTTGTGTTTGCGTTTGGCTGCAATCAGCAAGGTGAAACAACCCAAGACCCGATGCTTATTCGCTGGTCTGACCAAGAGTCTGTGGTGGACTGGGCTCCGTCAGTCACCAACCAAGCCGGTTTTGTGCGCCTATCTCATGGCACTGAAATTGTTACAGCTATCCAGACCCGTCAAGAGATTGTGGTTTGGACAGACTCCACGATATATTCCTTGCAGTACCTTGGCCCCCCTTATGTTTGGGGCGTTCAGCTTTTGGGCGACAACATCTCTATTCTTGGCCAGAACTCTGTGGCGCAGGCTTCCGGTGTTGTGTACTGGATGGGAACCGATAAGTTCTACTCCTACGATGGCCGAGTCAACACACTGAATTGCGACTTGCGTAAGTATATTTACCAAGACATTAACCTCTCCCAGAACCAGCAGTGTTTTGCCAGCACCAACGAAGGCTTTAACGAGGTCTGGTTCTTCTACTGCTCGGCTAACAGCATTTCAGTAGACAGGTACGTTGTGTATAACTACCAAGAGAAAATTTGGTACTACGGAACAATGGGACGCACGGCATGGCTTGACTCTGGTCTAAGGGATTACCCTATTGCTGCTACGTACAACTACAACATCGTCAATCAGGAGTACGGCAATGATAACGATGAGACAGGTACGCCGCTTGCGATTGATGCTTATATTAGTTCGTCTGAGTTTGATATTGGGGATGGCCACAATTTTGGCTTCGTCTGGCGTGTTTTACCGGACTTAACTTTCTCCGGCTCTGAAAACGCACCCACACCACAGGTTACGCTGACTCTGTACGGTATGCAGAACTCTGGTACTGGAACCGGCACGCCTGTGGCAGCTAATGTTAGCCAGTTGACTGGCGCTCAGTACACAATTACTGAAGGCTTTACGGGGCAGGTTTACACCCGTTTGCGCGGACGGCAGATGATTTTTAAAGTGGGCTCTAACCAGCTTGGCACGGCTTGGCAGCTTGGCGCACCCCGTATTGACATTAGACCGGACGGCAGACGATGACTTTTATCATTACGTCTGAAGCAGAACTTAGCAGGATTGCGGCTCCTAACCTGCCGTTGGCCACACCACAATACAGCCAGCAATACATCGACCAGCTAAATAACGTCCTGCGTTTGTACTTTAACCGACTGGATAACTTGCTGGCTCAGTTACAAACGGACGGAGCTATTGATCCGGGACTGATTAACAATCCAAACGGGCTGTTCTTTAGCACTGTAGACCAGACGCTGGCGGCAGTAGATACGGGCTATCCCATTACATATACAGCCACATATCTAAGCAATGCAGTGGCACTAAAGTCTGGCAGTACATCCAAAATTGAGGTGACTACTGGGGGTGTGTATAACTTTCAGTTTTCTGGGCAGTTAAAGAGTACCAACGCATCTGGTAAAGACGTGCAGATTTGGATTAACCGCAACGGCACAGACATTGGTTATTCATCTCACATATATACCCTAGAAGGTGCTGACAATAACTTCAACGTCACATGGAACTTTGACATTGATTTGGCTGTTGGTGAATACATTGAGATGTACTGGGGCGCAAGCAATACCAATGCTATTCTTGAGACAACCGCCGCAGTTGCCCCATACCCAGCCGCGCCTTCTGTAGTGATGGCAGTAAACTATGTTGCGCGGTTGCCTAGCCCCCGTCCAACCCCACCTTAATGTTGTGCTCACATGCCACACATGATATTATCAAACAACCCCCATTTTGAGAGGCAACTATGAGCCTTGCTGTACTAGCCGACCACATGGCATCCAAGGGTCGCGGCCCTGACTCGATGCTTATCCACATGTCCCCCCGTGAGGTGCAGGGACTACAAGCGTTGGCCATGAAGCATGGCGGCTCCCTTACTATTAACCCAGAAACGGGTCTACCTGAAGCTGGCTTCTTAGATAAGTTGCTTCCCGCTGTTCTTGGTTTTGCTTTAGCCCCCATGACTGCGGGCACATCTTTGGCTTTCCTAGGGGCAACCCCGCTTGCTTCTGCAATGACTGTGGGCGCTCTCCAAACCTTGCGTACTGGTGATTTAGGCAAAGGACTTATGGCGGGTTTTAGCGCTTATGGTGGCGCTGGGTTACAAGCAGGTTTGACTACTGCTGGGGCAACTACGCTTGCTGGAGAAAACATTGCAACAGAAG